AACTGCCGTGTGTACGTGCGGATGCCTAGGCTGTTGCGTGCCTGCCCGAGATTGATTTCGCCTTTGTATGTGATCGTCACGGCCCGGCCTCCTGCAATTCCACCGGCTGCTTTTTGTTGAGCTTTTGCAACTCGTTGACCACCGCTTTTTTCATGTTGTCAATGGCTGATGTTGTCGAATCGCCGCCGCCCAGCATCGACTGCACAATTGTTGAAAACGCCTCGGCCGAACCACGCTCCATTGCTGCCGCCGCTTTTGCCTGCGTGCTGGTTGCGGTTGCCGTGCGCTCGCCCACCTGCAAGGCTTCGTCAATGGCCTGCGCGTTTATTGCTGGCATTTCCGGCGGCGCAATGGCCTGCTCAATTTTGCTTGCAAAGTCTTTGGCAATTGGCCCCAGCTCCGGCGGCTTAAATTTCGGCATTTCCAGCAACGCACGGCCCGGTGCTGCTTGGATGTTTAGCGGCTGATCAGCAAGCCCCAGCGCGGCCGCCACTTGCTCGCCAATGTTTTGCAAATACGCTTGCAGCTCAGCAAAAACGTTTCCGATGCTGGCGGCGATGTTTTGCACCATCACTGTCGCACTGTCGATAATGAACGTGAAGGCTGCGCTTGCATACCCCTGTGCAGTTTCAAACGCCACGGCAAACGCCTGCTGCAAATTGCCGAGCACAACTCCGGCAATGCTCCCGAAGGTTTTTATCTGTTCGCCCCACGACAAAATCGCGTCAATGAAAACATTTGCGGCCGGTAGTAAGGCTTCGCCAATGATAATCCCCACCTGTTTAAGGTTGTCGATTAGCGTGCTGAACTTGCCCGCCGTTGTGGTGCTCAACTCTTTCATCAGGCCGTTAAACTTGCCGCCCGGCCCGGTCATGCTTTGCAGTGCTGCTTGCAGTTGTGGGAAGCCTACCTGCCCGCGCTCAACCAGCTTCTTGACTTCGGACTCTGCAACACCAAACTGCTTTGCCAGTGCCTGAATCACCGGTATCCCGCGGCCTGTCAGCTGGTTGATATCCTCACCAAATAGCCGCCCCTGCACGCGTGCCTTACCATAGATCTCTGCAAGCTGCCCTAGCGGTTGCCCGGTGCCCGCTGCCAGATCGCCCAGCATTCGCAATTCATCAACGACTGTGCTTGCGCCGGTTCCGAAACTGATCAGCATACGCGCCGCGTCTGCAATATCCATTTGCTGAAATGGCGTCTCGGCCGCAAACCGCTGAACGTCTCGCATCACTCGCGCTGCGTCTTCGGCTGATCCGGTCAGCACCTTAAACTGCACTCGCAGTGTTTCGACTTCAGACGCCAGCCGCACAACACTGCCAACGCCAGCACCTGCAGCAAACCCGCCCAAAACGGTTGCCGGATTCATCACCGCACGGGCAACGCCTGCGAGTGTTCTGCGTGTCGATGCAGCAAACGCAACAATGCGGCGCCGCGCTCGTGCAATACCACGCTCGAATGCAGATGTTTTTGCGGTAAGGTTTACAACTAGGCTGTTTGCGCTTGCCATTTTACCGCCTTGCAATTTGTTGCAGATGCTGCGCGATTGCCGCCCCTGACTGTTTCGGTGTTAACTTATTTCCGCGTGATGGTGCCAGCCACGGTGCAAAATCTGCGGCTTTCATTTCAGCGCCAACAAAGCCCGCCAACAATTCGCCGATGCGTGCCAGTATTATTTCAACACCGCGGTTGCCGATTGGCTCGACGCAATCAACAGCCTGCCAGTGTTGCCACTGATCCGGCGTCATGCTGTCTAGCATTGCTTCCGGGTCAGTGTATCCCAACGCGGCCGCCAGCCTTGCGGCAAACAGCCTTGCCGGGTCGCGCTTTAGTTTCCCACCGTTTCTTCAATGTCCGCCTTGCTCATCCCGGACAGCCGCTGTGCGGCGTTTACAATTCTTTCAAGTACGTCGGCGCGTTTGCTGCCAATTGCTGCAACGTCGTCAATGGTGAAAATCGGTGCGCCATCGTCGCCGCGGCAGCACGCCACAACCAGCCGTTCGCGAAACTCCTGTATTCTTGCATCAATGGTTGCGCCGCTTTTACTGGTGAAACCTCGCTCAAACCGCGTGCGCTCGCCTGCGGTCATGCCCCACACTGGCACAACGCAACCGTCGCCCAGTTCGGGCACTGGCACATCCTCTTTCGGTGTATCTGCCAACCCGTTTAGAAACGCCTCACGCCCGATAACTTGCCTGCTCATTCTTCCCCCTCGTTGATTGAATTGCCGTCTGCGTCGTACCCCGTAAGCTCACCCCGCCGAAACGCCTCCCGGTCCTCTGGCTCGATACCACGCGCCAGCATCTCGCGCGATTCCAGCACGGCCGCGCGTTTGTCACGCCACCCCTTGCATGCCGCTTCTGCCTCTTCGTCTGCTGGCTCTGCATCGCCGTTGCCAACGAGAATTTCACACGCGCGTTGTGGCACGTCGATGATTGCACCGCAACGCCACCATCGGCGGCCGTCGCGGTGTATCATGTCTTTGGAATCAGCAGCCCCAGCGGCAACGCCAAGGTCGCTGCGAATCAGCTTAATTTGCATGGCTCAATCTCACGTTGTGTAACCGATCAACTGATCCAGTTTCAGCGATACGTCGGCTTTCAGGCCGTCGTTCATTGCGCCGGTAAAGCTGAACCCGACGCCCGCGCTCGTCATGGTTGAATTGCTTCCGCCGGTGTCGGCAAATGTGATATCCCAGTTGCACTCGGCCGGTGTTGTCACGAGGTCCGTGATTGCCTGATGCCCAGAAAGCGCCGGATCGTAGAATATGCTGAAATCAAAACTCCCGCCCTCGCTGTAGCCCGTTGGCGCGTACTCTTTACCCGATCCGCTGGTGTCGATGGTCGTTGCCTCAAATGTTTCTGACTCAGCGCCACTGCTGCTGAATTCTGTAATCTGCGCAACGGCGGTCAGCACTGAGGCGATTTCCTGCTTGATTACCGTGCCCTTGACTTTAACTTTGGCCATTGCTCATTCCTTTCAATTACCGCCCTTTGCGGGCAAGCTCTTTTTGTAACTGCTTGTCCGCACGCGATTGCATCAACGCCGGAAGCCTGCCAGCCGCGCGGCGAAATGCCAGCGATGCCAGCCCGGCCTGCTGTGCTGGCATTCGCCCGGTCGAAACCAGCGACTTCCCTGCACGCGCAAATCTGCTTTTACGCTTGCGGCCTCGGAAACGCTCCGTTGTGCCCAGAATCCACCAGTGCACATTGCGTGCACCGATACCAACACCGCCGCCCGTGCTTGGCGTTCTTTTTTTGGCGGGTTGTGCATCTCGGCCCTTGCCAACATGCACGCCAACCTTAGCCGTAACTCGCTTGCTACCTTTGACAATTCCACGAATTGACCGGCGTGCCTCTTTTACTTTCGGCGATAGTTCGCGCCGCATTTCCTTGCCAATTTCAGTAACCGCCGCACGCAGTGCGGCCTTCACTATTCGGCGCCCGCTCTTTGTTTCCATCTGCTGAAATAGTCGGGTCAACTCCTGCAACCCCTCAATTGTTGGCTCAGTCATACCGCATTTCACTCCCGGCCAAATCAAAGCCGTTGGGTTTGCTTACGTCGTAAGCGCTGCCGCCGTCCTTGCGGGTTCTGATGCGGTAGGTGGTTTTAGCCGTGTCTGACCAATCCCACGCCTGCTGCCCGTAGTCGGGAGTTTCAACGGTGTAGGTGTACGCTGTGCCGTCAATTCTCCGCGTGATGATGTCGCCGTTTTGCGGCTGTCCGAGGGTATACGCGGCGACCGGAATCAACCAGTCGGCCGCGTCTACCGTGATCTCGGAATTATCCGCCAGTGGCACTTTCTGCGTCTCGCCCTGAATGGCCTGCGCAACCGTGATGGTGGTGCCGCCACGTGTTACCGTGACGGGCACCCCAGCGGCCTGCCGTGACATTTGCAGCCCGGCAGTTATCGCAGACTCAAAGAGGCTCATCAGGTTTCCAGCGGCTCGGTGTCGATGATTGCGTCAGTTGTGATCAGCGGCACGCCAAACGAGTCGGACGGGAACGGCGCAGGTGCGCCGGTCACATTCGTTGCTGTGCGCGACTGCTGCAGTTGCTTGAGGCTGCGGCGGCTGCACACCAACAGCGTCGGCCCCATGCCCGCCGGAAACTGGCTCAGCAGATCTGCAATCAGATCGTCGGTCAAGCCCTTACCGGCGTCGGCGGTCAGGTTTGCAATGCGGCCGACGCTGTAGGCGCCGCCCATTTGCAGGCCCAGCCAAACGCTCGCAGGTGTCCAGTACGCCGGATAAAATCCGGTGGCACCGGCAACGCGCTGAATGGTCGTCTCACCCAGTTCAATCTGCGGCTGCGTGACCATTGCAACGTCGTCAACGCCCAAGCGAATTGCGTACAGGCTTGACGCTGTATCGGCGGTTGTGCCCCCCGCGTCAATCACCATTGCGTCAGCAAGCGCGTCGAGGTAGGTCGAATTCATAAACCCGGAAAACCCGTTTGCGTCGCCATCGGCTCCCGTGCCGTAGATGGTTTGCTGCTCGGCCTTGAACAAGATGCCTTGCAGGTGCCGTGCACCTTCGCGG